CATTTGCAAAATATATCTTGCTACCTTCTTTCATTTACCTAAGTAAAGTTTGACATAACTAAATACCTCGCAGCATCCCATGCATGATCTATACCAATGAAGTCTTGTTCCTGCTTTATTCCATTAATCACGCGATGCTTATAACTTGTTTGCTCTTTGCGCCACTCAGGACAATCAACAATATTGAGCCTATAATTTTTTAACAGTGATACACCATAAGCAACTGAGCCTGCTGGTTTGTTCACTCCATACACCTTGAATCCCTTACGCCTTAAATAACTAATATGTCCAGCACTTGCACTATCACCCCAAATAATTTCATTACGCTTACCATGCGCGTCAATCATGTTTGCAATTTTATCGGGCGCATCACAAGGCTCATAAAATAACTTTTTGAAGTATATGTCTTTGCCTATAATACAACCTTGTACGAGCACCGTTGGATCAACACTACCAAAGTCCATCGCATAAAATTGTTTCTCAACATTAGGGTACTCAATATCTTTAATCCAGTTGACATGTTGGAATACTAAACCTTCAGGTGCGCTGCGCAAACCAAGTCCATAAACATTCCACATGTAATCATCAGCAGTGCCGTTGATTATATTAGTAGGGTGTGGTCTGCGTTTAGAGGTAGGCAATTCACGATCGTTCGGATGGGTAGGCTCATAACCAAGTATCTTTCGCTTTTCCATCTCACTAACAAATGGATTGTCAAGGATAGTTGTTTTAATGAATCCAACATCGCTACGCTTACACACCCTATCATATACCCAATGCTCTGTTACCTTTGGGTTATAATCTTGCCACCAGAATCTGCGGCACCGTTGTTCTGATTGATCAAATACTTGTTGTGATACATCAAGCGACTCATTGATCCAAAAATAATCACATGATACACCATGATAAACAGTGTCGCTATCCGCACCGAGGAGGTTAATTTTATTCCCAAACAAATCAAAGCGGGCTACATCGGACCTATCAACGAATGGTGATGAGATACCAAACATAGGTAGCCTACGATTGAAGTCATCGTATAGCGTTGTCTTAAATGATTTGTATGTTTCTTTGATGATATTAATCGTTGCATTGGTCTCTACTGAGCTACACAACCATATAATGAAGTCGATGTCTGCCCATGTCTTACCACTACGTGATGAACCTTCCTGCACAACGCCAGACTTACCAGCATTGAACTGATCAACTAAATATTGGAGATTAGGGTTGATTACTATCTCGCTCACCAGCTTTTGAGTTTGTTGAACATCTTTACTATAAGTGCAACCAATAAGCAATAAAGAAAGACATAGAGCAAAAAATTTCCCATAACTTTTCATTTTAGGATAACATCTATGTCTTTCATTCTTCAATTAGTCCTCAGCTTTTGTAAAGTCTACATAATAAGACTTGCCCGGCTGTAATTGCTCAGCAGCATCTTTGTTGATAGTACTTAGTTGAATTTGACCGCCAGGTGTCCACTTATAAAAACTTTTGTTCTCCTCACTCCCATTAATAATGGGAGTTAATCGAACTGAAAAACTAGCGTCTGCTGTTTCCGTTTTTTCCACCACAGTAAATTTTGCGCGTACCATAATCATTGCTGTTCAGTTGGCCGCCTGTCCCCGCGTTTATTCATAATTGAAATACATCTATGTCTTTAAAACAATATGCCCCGGCTTTTTTAACGAAGGGGCCGATGGGTGGGCTTTGTAATAGTGTTTGTGCCATTGTTATTTTTTTGGCTTTTTCGGCTTAGGCATTGGCATACCTGGTTTCATTTTTCCCATTGTTTTTAATTTTATTAGTGAATTATTTAAGTTTTACCTCGTCATTGGTTAACCACTTATGGTCTTTCATTTTCATGCCGTCTTTCATGGTTATGTCTGAAATATTAGCAGGAAGCGAATAGCTTTTAATTGTAGCTGTGCCCCCCTTCATGCCATCCATGTGATTTATCAACACTTCAGCTTCGCTACCTTCTTTAATCACTTTCTTTTTTGCCTCGGTAGCATCGTAGTCAATACTAAAAGTGTCCTTCAACTTCTTCTTTACATCTTTGATTTTGTCTTGACAAAGCAACGAATGGTCAATTGCCCATGCCTTTAAGTCGTCATCATCGTAAATAGATTGAGCAGCTATTACTGTTTGCTCATAACATTGAATAAGGTTTGCAAGTCTCTGCTTGCTGCTTTCTTTTGCCACTTTTTTATCGTTTTTAATGTTAAAATTTACTACTACTTCACAGCTACATTTTTTTGTAAACACTGTTCTCAATTTAGATGATGAACAAATACTACAATACTAATCGTGTTAAAATAACTCTTCCGCAATCCCCATGTTTTACCAACAAACTTAAGCCGATTCCTTTTTACGCGCTCGTATACATAGTAGATCATTGGTGTGTATGCGAACGTTTCTTCCATACGTAAAAGTTTACTCAAGTAAATTATTTTTTAGATTTCGCAAACGGCATTAACTTACTAACTTCTTCACGTGCCTCAAGTGCGCCTGACACTTCAACTGATTGCTTAGGCCTTCCATACATACGATCGAGTAGTGAATTAGCTGCGTGCATATTCCCTCTCAACGCGCCTTTCTCCATAGCCTTAAGAATTTTTCCAACACTTGATTTTTTTATTTCTTCTGGTGAATCAATCTCAATACCAAATACTGCTTCAAGTAAATTTTGCAACTTAACAATTTTCTTTGGCGCACCACTTCTGTTTATCCTTGGATCACCTTTAACGAATGGCTTAAGGCCTCTGTACTGATCTTTACGTATCGTACCATCTTTTTTTCTAATAACTTTTTTTTCGTGTTGAGTGTTTTTACCAACAACTTTTTTCTTCCTTGCCATTAATTTTTACTTAGGTAAATAATTTTACTTGAGTATAGTTTCATAGCCATTCTGTTAGCATACATTTTTACTGAGCCGCGCCGACATCCCCATTCAACTAGTAGAATATACTCATTTTTCCTGACATATAAAACCCTTCAATTCCATCGGTTACTCGGTTACAACTTTTCTTCTGTATTACTTTCTATACAACTACTCTTTTATAAAATCTTATAGACTGTAACCCTGTAACCGATGTTACCGACTTAGTAATCAAGCAGTTAGCTATCACTCGGTTACAGAAAAAAACTGTAACCGACGGTATCAGCTGACCGAATTTTTACCTTTTTTCTTACTTTTGATCGGTTACAACTTTTGCTTTTTAAGTTTTTGTAACCGATCAAGGCCATTTTAGCCACCAGAAATGTTAGGATTTATACCATTTATAATGCCTACATAAACCCCTCGTGATGGTACTCCAGCTATCTTATAAATCGACTCTTTAACGCCGTATAGTTCTAAGTCAGCAACAAAATGCTTACGTAGTTGTATCTTGCCGGGCGGATAGCCTTCAACATCCTCCAGCCAAACCTTGTATTCCCTGTACATCTCAGACAAATTAGTAAGTACAATTCTGTCAACACCCTTATTAGCGCGCCGTAATTTTTCATCAGCTGTCGTTTTGTTACTTAGATCAGTTGATGGCTTAAGTACAATGTACTTCTGATTAAACCAACGTACTGCATCGCGATTGTTTAAATGAAAGTCAAGCGTAGCCTTCTTCATCTCACCAGTAACTTTAATGCGCCCACCATTTTCAATTAGATGCTTCATCCCTACATTCATAACATGATTGAAGATGCCGGCTAATTCGTTTTCATAGATAGCTGGTATCACTGTATTGTCTTTCTCTACCTGTACATCCATGTTGATAGTAACAAAACGCCTCGCTACAGCAGCATTAAAAACTGAGTAGTTGTAAGGGTTCATTGCGAGCATTAAGCGCCCGTAATTTACTACAGGTCTTCGCGTAACGTGCATCTGCCAGCCAATAATAGGTTCTTGAGCGGCGACCTTTAAAAGCATTTCTAAGTGCTTGAATGGCTGCGAATCAAAATCATAAGCGAGTAGTTTATTCTCCATCTGCATGGCTTGAGTAGCCGCGTCTGGTTGGCCGGAAAAAAGCGTGCCTGCGGAAATTGCCGCACAATTATCTATACCTATAACTCGTCTTGTTATATCTATCAATGAACTCTTACCAGTACTCGTCTCACCAGCTAGCATCATGATGATGTCGGCTTTATGCTTAGTCAGACAGCTCGCAACGAATGCATAATAAGCCTCGTGCAATGCCTCATCAGGAATTTGCTTACTCATCCAATCATCAAAGCGTGGGCATGTTGCTTGCGGCTCGTAGCAGTAAGGTAGTATGGTGGTAAAGTAATAACCAGCTTCGTGATCTAACAGCTTACGCTTGCCAGTTTTTAAATTGATGTGTAATATACCATTCTCCATATTAACATATACACCGTCCTTAAGATTACCAGTGAGCGGCTCGATTGCATCACGATGAGTAACGAGTGCAATTTCTTCCAGCATCATCTTTAGGTATGGTATAGTGCGTAAGCGTTTTATAAAGCGTGGGTCTATTGTCGAACGATCTACAAAGCTGTTAATCATTTCCACCACTTCACGCGGCCCCCGCTTAACCCAATGCGTTTGCTCAAAGATGTAGAAACTACTTTTATCAATAGTGATAATCGGATTGTATTTTAGAAATTCACTTACGACCGTGTGGCTGTGCTCACCCATTGTCTCCTTCTTGAGTAACTCCAATTGAAACTCTTTTGTCTCAGATGGTGGATGTAGTTGTAACGTCTGAAGCGTTTTTAAGTCTGTTAGTCCAGCATCTTGGCATATCTTAAAGAACGTGCGGATGGTAATTTTTTCATCTCTTTTTCTTGTATCATCATCAACATAACGACTGTACACCTCTTCAATAGTATCGGCATTGTAGCTAGCTGAAAACTGCGATACACGATTAAACATGTCAAAGCCCTTAGTTCCAAACGCACTGGCAAATGCTTTACCAATCTTAAACCATTGCGGATTATCCCCAGTAATGTCAAGTCCTTGTTGTTCTAACTGCTTAACGTAGGCTTCTGTCTGCTCCCATACTTCTTTATCAATCTCTGGTGCTTTACGCGCTGATTTTTTGCGCTCAACAATTTTTCCTCTATAAGGCTCAATAAAGCTAAGGAGCTTGTTATGCTCCTTAGGCTTCATTGCTTTCATCTTAAGTATCTCACCGTGAATCAAATTGTACTTCTTAGAGTTAGACAAGTAACTCGCCATAAACCTCTTTGAGTAGTACAGCTCAATCCAGTTGTTTGAAACAGGTTTACCATCAACAATCTTTTTTATACCTGTCCAGTCAGGATTATTTGGTAGGCGTTCTTCGTATAAGAAGTAAATATGGTAACCACTCGATTTGGTAGTTTCAACAACAACATAATCTCCTAACGCTTTGATAATAGTAGCAACCAGCTTTTCCACTTCAGCACGTTCAACGCTGTCTTTCTTTGTATCTAAATCAATGCAGCATAGATTGCCGTGGCCAAGATAGAAACCACAGTGTGAGCGGGCAAGTATCTTCGCGTTAAATGTATTTTTATATACAGCCAACGCAGGGTCTTGCATCTCGTTTACATAACCCCACTTTTTTGTCGCAAGGTTTTTCCAACCTATTGGGGCGTTAGTTGAGCGAGATGCTTGGAGTATTACAAACCCACGTTTGTGCAGTGCTTCAAACTCTTTCTCCCGCATAAATAGATACTTTAGAATTTCCTATCCTAGCAAGTAACTCAAGTTGTGATGTGAGCGAAGCACCATGCTTATCATAGTATTCACCATCAGACTCAAGTTTGAAATTAGTTGTTATACCATTTGAAGTAACATGTAAAACCTTAGCTGATGAAGGTGCTACCTCTTTGAATTTTCTGAGTGATGCTAGCTGAGCGCGTTCATTTTTCTTAAAGTACGCTTCACTAAAGTTGAATGGTTGTTTTTGCTTGTTCATAAATATGGGGGTTTAAATAGTTTACTTTTTAATTGACTTGCGCACGTACCTCATCACCTTAAGTGATAAGTCAGTAACGTTGTCTGTCTTGAACTGCTTGTACACCGATTCGCATAGCTTAATATACTCTTCTGCTTCCGGTGGTGTAAATAGAAGTGTTATCCTTGCCGTTTCAATTTCCTTTGCTTCGTCTGCTATCTTACGAGCTGCCGTTGGGTTGATAACCTTCTCATTTTTTTCCATCTCGGCTAGCTTAGCAAGCGCGACCTGAGGCATATCAAAGCCCCATTTCTTGAAGAACGCGGCAGTGTCGCCAAGTTCTTCCTTGATTCTCAGCACATCAACCTCTCCAGCACGTGCCATGTCATACATAGCAGAGAACTCACTGAATTCTTTTGGCGTTAGCTTGCGGTTGGGTATAGACGCATCAATTTTTTTGATACCCATTTCCTTTGCTTTCTCTACCCTTGTATTACCATCTATAAGAGTGTAGTCCGCATTGAGTATTACAGCACCGGCCAATCCATAACTATCAACAGAGGTTTTGAAGCGCGCTGTGCCGTCCTCTGTTTTTAATTTGAAGTTGTTTGGTGTTGGCTTAATCTTGGCGATGTCAATCTTTATGACTGACCATTGAATTTGTGGTTTTTTCATAGTTGTAAGTTAATAGAGGGTTTTGGTTCTTTAAATTTTATTAGCTCAAGTCCGTATTCGTTTATGCCTTCAGGAATTTTAATTCCTTTTTTCAATATAGGTTCTTGCTTGAAGGACGAGTAATCAACCTCATGGTGCCATCTGTTGTATCTTCTTACCTTTTTAACAAGTTTTGGATGTTGCTTAATAAGGCTATCAACAAACTCTTCCCTTTCATCACCTGTATTGTATATAGTTGAAGTATTACCACCTTTCATTACAAGGGTGGCTATTTTACCGCATAAGAAAGAGTTAAAAAGTATAGTACACCACCCACCTTTTAATACTCTCAAGCTTAAATCA